CCGCACGCTGCAGGTGATTGAGGTGCGGACTATCGAGCAGGACAACGAACCGATCACCTACGAGCTGATCCTCAGGGACTAATGGCACGCACCATCCGCGTTGGTGATATTGGCGACTACGCCAGCCAGCAGATGGAGAAGTTGCTGCGGTCTGCCGTGCTTGAGACTGAGCTGCTACTAAAAATGGCAAGCCCTGTTGATACTGGTAGATTCCGCGCTAGTTGGGCTACAGGCGAAAACACTGCCGGCTCATATGACGGAGGCGAGCAACAGCCTGCTACCGGCCAATACCGAGACGCTACAAAACCTCCTAAAGATCCAAGCCTGGAGCGCCGTATCACCATTGGCTACCAAGCTGGTCAAGAGCGCATCGGCAACGTTTACTCAGTCCACAACAACCTGCCGTATGCCGAGTCGTTGGCCAATGGCAGCAGCAAACAGGCACCTGCCGGATGGGTGCAAGGTGTTGCCAAGGATGTGCAGGGCCGCGTCAGAATTGCAGCAGCCAAGATCGGCAGGGAATCATGAGCAGCACCTATAACGACGTGCGCAGCGCCATCGAAGGTCGCATTGCCACGCAGATGGCGCTATCGCCAGCCTATCCCGTCAGCTATCAGAACGTCCCATTCACGCCACCTAACAACACGCCATGGATTCAGGTGTTCATCCGCTTTGGCGACAATGCCTATGCAACGCTGCTACCCATTGGCACTGCTGGCTTCAACCGGCAAAACGGCACCCTAGTGGTCAATGTGTTTACGCCCATCGGCGTTGGTGCAGCAGCTAATTTCACCATTGCCGAGCGCGTCAAGGATCTATTTGACCGCGCCAAGTTTTCTAGCATCATCTTTGATCCGGCATCAGGACCAGCTCAGGTAACACCTGCAGCACCGCAGCCGTATTACCAAACGCAACTTACAGCAACGTTTGAAGCGTACCTAGACTAGGTACACTGATTCAAGCCACTACCGTTCACAACAATGGCCGTCACTGTCTTGTCCGGTACGTCCGGCGCTCTCTTCTACAAGCCTGCCGGCACTAACGGCAACTTTCCTGAAACTGGCGTGAATGCCAGCACTGATGTCATCACGGTGCAGCCATACCTGAATTTCAAAGCTGGCGACCCCGTTAAGTTTCGCGTCATCAACAGCCAGACCGGCGGCTCTGGCACTGGCACGCTGCCCTCGCCCATCGATGCAGCCACCACTTACTACGTCCTTAGCTACACCGCTGCCACTGGTGCACTGACGGTTTCGACCTCCGCTGGTGGCACCATCCTTGCCATCACTGATGACGGCACTGCTGTAGCACCTAACGAGTTTGAGGTGTATTACGCCGACTACGCCGCCGTCGGTCAAGTGCAGTCATGGTCGTTTGAAATCAGCCGCGCTGAAATCGACGTGACCACCATTGGTCAAACCGCTGGCCAGTATGCACCGTTCCGTGCCTACATCCCTGGCTTTGCTGATGGCAGCGGTACCGCCAGCGTTTACGTCACCAACGAAGATGCGGCACTGTCCAACCGGATGGTGGAAGATGTGCTGCAGCGGCAGCAGGTTGGTTGCGGCTTTAAGCTGTACACCGACAAGCAAGGCACTGAAGCCCTTAGCCGCAGCATCGCAATGGATGCCGTACTGCTGAGCGCCAGCTTGAACATCAACCCCGACGATGCGCAGATGGTGGAGATCACCTTCCGTCCTAGCGGTGTGCCGACGTTTGACTTCAGCACCAGCGCCTGATAGCAAATTGCCCCGGCTTGCGCTGGGGCTTTTTTGCGTCTAAGGTACAGCTATCTATTGGATTTTCATGGCAAGCGCCCTAGATCGCCTCAAGAAAGCGGCCAATCTGACCCCGACTAAGCGCGTTGTTGCCCTTAGCGATGGCAGTGAGTTTGAGTTTTACTGCGCGCCATTGACCATGGCCGAGCGTGAGCGGGCGCAGAAGATGCCTGGCGGTGATGACACCAACGGCTTTGCGCTGAACCTGCTTGTCACCAAAGCCATGGATGACACGGGCAATCGATTGTTTGCTGCGGGTCAAATTGCCGAGCTGAAAAACGAAGTGCTGGATGCTGACCTGCAAGGCATGATGCTTGCGATCATTACTAATCCAGAGGATGCAGAAGAGCTGGACATGAAAAGCATTAAAAACGCAGCTAAAGCGTGACAATTTATTGATGCTGCAATTAGGTGTAGCCAAAGAACTTGGCTACAGCTTGGTGCGGCTTAAATCGGAAATCACGCTAGAAGAGTTGCTGCTGTGGTCGGCTTACTTTGACGTGACCAATGAAGAGCAAGGGCGTAGAATGAAACAAAGGCGGTAGGGTTGCGCTGTGTCTGTCGTCGCTAATGTCGCCATCAATGTTGACAGCAGCAATGCCGTCAGCAAACTGCGGCAGGTGCAGTCTCAGGCCACTGCAACGGAAAGGGCATTTGGCGGTGTAGCAGCAGCAGTTGGCAAGCTAGCAGTTGCATTTAGCGCCATTCAGGCGGCAAGATTTGTATTCGTAAAAGCTGCTGAGCTGGAAAGCCAAACTCGCAGCTTGCAGGTATTAACCGGCAGCGCTGAAAAAGCTAAGCAGATTATCCAAGAGCTGCAGCAGCTTGGTGCCGTCACGCCATTTACCAGCACTGAGCTGATCGACTCAGCCAAGCGGCTGCAAGCGTTTGGCGTTGAGGCGGACAAGGTAGTTGAAACCACCAAGCGGCTGGCGGATGTAAGCGGCGCAACCGGCGCTGAGCTATCTGGGCTGGTGACGGCTTATGGCCAGGTGCAAGCCAAAGGTCGGCTGCAAGGTGAGGAGCTGTTGCAGTTCCAAGAGCGTGGCGTTGCGCTACAGGCAGAGTTGCGCAAGATGTATGGGCTATCTGGCGAGGAGTTCCAGAAAGCGCTAGAGAAAGGTCGCATTGGCGCTGAAGCGGTAGAGGTCGCAATACTTCGCCTCACCAGTGCAGGTGGCAAGTATGCCAATGGCGCCATTGCGCAGAGTGATACGCTGCAGGGTCGCCTGTCAACGCTGCAGGATGGCATTGATGGACTGGCGCGCGGTATTGGCGCCGCGCTATCGCCGGCAATCAAGGCCGTGCTAAATGAGGCAATTTTTGCTATTAACATCATCAACCAGTTGATTGCAACTGGTGCTAGGGCTAAATCATTTGGCCTTGGCCAAGGTCAACGCAAACAGATATTAAATCAAGCCCAAACAGAAGCGCAGCAAATCGTAGAAGGTCGGCGGATTAAAGATCCATTTGAGCGCAATCGGCAATTTCAGGAACTTGCCGGCCAGCGAGAACGCGATTTAATCGAATCCTATGGCTATCGCACTGGGCAAGTAAAAGCTCCGGTAACAGCAGCCTCTATGCCCGCAGCCGCTCCCGCGCTACTAGGCGGTGGCGGTGGTGGCCGTGGTGGCGGTGGCGGTGCAGACAAAGCAGCGCGTGATGCAGCGCGTGCACTTGAAATTCAAAAGCAGCAAGCCAGGGCTGCAGATGATCAAAACTTCAAGCTCAAAAATCGGCTGGCAATTTTGCAGGAAGTTGAATTAGTTGCCAACCGTCAATTGCAACTCGATGTGCGCTTAGACGAAATTGCCAAGGAGTATGGTGAGTTGCGAGCTGCAGTTAAAAGCAACGATGAATTGATTTTGATCAATGCGAATGAAATCCTTGAGAAGAAATATGCAGAACTTGAAGCGGAACGAGAATTAAATGAACTGCTTGTGCAACGAGCAAGGCTTGTAGCTGATGTTGTGCGTGCTTCTAGTATGCCAACCGTTTACAACGAACTTGAAACGCAAGATGCTGCATTGAAGGACATCTTGGATAAATACCCTGCGATTGGGGCAGCGGCTGATGCAGCGGCAACCTTGGCTACGTCTGGCATGTCAGAAATGATTGCCGGCACCAAATCAGCGCAAGAGGTATTTGCTGAATTTCTGAATACTATTGCCAACGCATTGATGCAAACTGCTGCCAAGATGATTGCGCAATATATTGCTATTGGCATTGCAAGGATGTTTGCCGGCATGGGTGGTGGCGGCGGTGGTGATTTTGCGCCGTCAGGGCCATTGGCGGCCGTTGGCGAGATCAACCCATTACCGACTTCGTTTAGCCCCATGGCCAACGGTGGCCCCGTTACCGGTGGCGCACCGTACATGGTGGGCGAACGCGGTCCTGAGTTGTTTGTGCCTGGCAGTAATGGCGGCGTAATGTCCAACAGCGACCTACGCTCTGCAATGAACAGCCAGGGCGGTAGCGCATCGGGCGCGCCTGTACTCAACATGAGCTTCCAATCCACCAACATTGGCGGCGTCGAATACGTCAGCCGCGATCAACTGGAGCAAGCGATGGCGCAAACACGCCGCGACGCATCACGCGATGGCGCTAGGCGCGGCATGACCATGACTTTGGATAAACTGCAACAAAGCCCCTCAACACGCTCCCGCGTTGGTATGCGCTGATGGCTGACTTTCCTGCGCTTACACCAACAGCTCGCAGCTTTCAACTGGGGCAGTATCCGATCAAAACGTACCGCGCAATGTCTGGCGTCACGGTCCGCCGCAGCTTTGGCAACCGCGCATTTGGCTACACGTTAGACCTGCAATTCAACAACGTGCCCGAAGCGACGGTAAATGCAATCATCGATCACTACAACGGCCAAGGTGGCGGCACCCTTGGCTTTGCACTGCCTAGTACAGTATTTGCTGGCTACAGCAGCACATTACAAGATGAAGTGCAAACGCCTACTGGCATTGAATGGCTGTACGCCGATCCCCCGAGCATCAGCAGTGTCCTAAAAGATCTCAGCAACGTAACAGTTAAATTGGTAGGCGAAATGCAATGACAGAAATACGCATTGCCCAGTATTTTGATTTGACAACTGCCAACGGAATCCGCCACCGCTATCAGAACTTTTTTGTTCAAGAGGCCCGCATCTTGTCTGGTGCTCGATTTGAATTTGCGCCGTTTCGCGCCGATGGCAGTACCGCTAACCTCAACGGCGACAACGGCATGGTGCGCGTACTATTTCCAAACGTGGAGTACGCAATTCGACTCGTCGAGCAAGGCGACGGCAACCGGCTAAGCCGTCTCACCATCACCACGCAATGGCTTAACGCCGCTTTGGCGCCCGTGCGTACATACGAAGAACGCTACGTCGGCCTTGGCGCTAGCTATTCAGATACTACAATTGAGTTGCGATACCGAACTGCCATGGATTCGGTTGGCGCTACATTTCCCGCTCAAAAGTTAACCCGCACTCTTGTGGGACCGCTCCCGCTTAATGCAGAACTTGTCCTGCAATGATTTGATTGGTTTGCGCTACCGCTGGGGCGCGTCTCCGCAAAATGGCGACGGTTTTACGGATTGCTTTCAACTGGTGTGCGAAGTCCACCGCCGGCTTAGCCTTAAGAACTACGCCACCGCGTTTGACTGGGTATACAAAACTTACACAGAAAATACATTCCGCAAGGGGCTGCTGGTGCGATGGGTCATCCAAAACGGACGACGCCAACGCCAACCCCAGACTGGATCTGTCGTCTTGCTGCCTGCGGCAGTCGGATCGGCATTAGGTACAATTGTAGAAGACGGAACTTTGTTTTTGTCGCCAGGCGGCACAGCCATTAAAGCGCCACTTCCCACTGACGTGGGACATTTTTTCTGGATGCAGCAATGACGCGAAAGCTACTGCCTTACGAATACGACCTGATCGATGCACTAGGTATCAGCAAAGAAGATTACCTTGATTTTGTAGCGCAACAACACGTTTATAAAGATTCAAAAGAAGGCACTGCGCTGGATATCCGCGCCGATCTTGCGACAGTATCTATTGTTCTTACAGTTGTAGGTATCTTGTTTCAGGTGGCGTCAGTGTTGCTGATGCCCAAGGTAAAAGAACAAAAAGGCGTCGATCAAACACGTGATCAAGTATTAGCCCCGCGCATAGGTTTCAACGGCGCACAAGAGCTTGCCGTTTACGGCGATGCAGTGCCTTTGGTTTATACCAATACGGCGCAAAATAGCCAAGGGGGCGTGCGTCTAAATAGCTTGTTGCTGTGGTCCGCCATTCTTAGCCTTGGCAATGCCCAATTCATGCGTTTAATGATGACATTAGGCGCAGCTAAGATCGCACGCATAGATCCCGAGCGCACTGCCTTCGGTCAATTCCCGGCAAAAGATTTGGTGCTTAGTAATGTTTGGCAATATTACAACGAAGACGGCCCCACTCGGTACAGGAACTTAATTAAAGGCACCAGCACCGACCCAACGATCACCTTTAGCGGCGACACCACCGCAAAACTCAATGGTCTGCCTGGAGCAGCAGAGGGATTCAGCCAAGCGTTTTCTCCTACAACATCAAATGCAGTTGGCGTTACTGGTTTCATTCCAATCGTTGCCGATGTGCTCATCGTCAACAGATTTGGCTTCTCAGAACGTGCGCGTGTTGGTGTTGTTTTTACGCAAGACAATGCTGTCTATTGGCCGGAAAACAGCAATCGCCCTTTGGTGCCAGTAGGTGCCAGATGGGAACTGCATATTCCCAGCACCTCTGACTTGCTGCTGACGAGCGACACGCTGGGTTTAGCCCGTCAAGATGCCTTGCGTGCCGCCGCATCACAAATAGACAACGGCGCGATATACAAAATCGGATCGGCTCTATTTCGAGTTGTCAGAGCAAATTACAACCAAGGTGCAAGCAGCATCGAGCAAAGCAGCCTAAATGCAACGCTTGAGTGCATCCGCACCGGGAAGATGCCCCGCGCCAATTACGGCTCATCCGCTCACTGGCAAGATGGTGAGTTTGGCCCTGAGGCCTTGTATGTAAAAGGACTGGCGCGTGTTGAAGAGGCGGCTTACTCCAGTGTTACTGAGTGCAACATTTTAGACATAGCTCTGCGCTTTCAATCGTATCGCCGCATCAGTGGGCGATCCAGCGTTTACGGCAGCAGTCAAATCGAGTACGGCCACACTGCATCGGACAATGGCGCCAAAGCGCGAACCAGCATGTTCGCAATTTGGTATCGACTGGATGGCACTGGAGAGTACAATAGGCTGCCGTTTATTTTCTGTTGCCGCAGCTTCAACGAGCAAAATGTGTTTGCCTACGTCAAGTTGATTACGCGCAACGCTGGTCCGCGCCGCATCGAAGTAAAACTAGAAGCTGTTATTGATACCTACATCGAAATTCGTACATTCCACACCCGAGGATATTGTTACCTGGACGCGGCTGCACCCCTCGCCACCCTGGGAAGCGATGCAACAGAAGACAGCAATATACAAGTTTTCTTCAATGGTGCCCTGTACATAGACAACAACAGGGGCGACTACCCGGCGTTTAACAAATCGCCATTGAACACTTCTGAGTTTGACCTGTTTAATTACGACGCATTTACCACCACTTCGTTTTCGTTTGAGTCAGCAACCGAGATCCAGATTACTGCGATAACTGAGCAACGCATTGAATCATGGGCAAGCTACAGGGAAAACCTGTACGGCGGTTTATCCACGTTGGCGTTGCACGCCATCTCAGGCGCTGGAACTAAAGATCTGCGCAGCATCAGCGCTTACGTCACCGAAGGTAAAAGAGTACGACTCTTGCCCACCACGCAAAACTACTTCGGCACAGAGGCCACTGGCTCTCCCAACGAAGCCGTAATCAATGCGTTTGCCCGCAGCACCCCAAGCAACTCCTCATCATTTGCTCCAGATATTTTTCTTGACACGATCTTAGATAGCATTAACGGCATCGGTCGTTACGCCAGCCTGCACTCGGTCGATGTGATGCAACTGGCGCAAAGCAAGCGATTCTGCCAACGCAACCGCCTGTTTATGGATGGCGTCATTGCAGACGGCAGGGCATGGCGTGAGTTCTGGGCACAGGCTGCACCATTCAGCCTGCTGGAACTGGGCAAAATCGGCGGCAAAGAGACCCTGGTTCCCGCCCTGCCTTACGTTAAATCAACGGGTGAAATCACTCGTGCTGTATCAATAACGGCATTATTCAACCAGGGCAACATTCTTGAAGATACATTCAAAGAAGAATTTATCGACTATGGCGCTAGCGTCCAAGACGTTATTATAACTTTGGTCTACCGTGATGTTGAACGCAGCAGTGTTTTTCCGCGAAACAACAGTGTAGAGGTACGCCGTACCGATACACAAGAAGCAAATGCAGTGCGCGAAAGCCTGGACATTTCCCAGTTTGTAACCACGCGGGCACAGGCAATTTTACTGGGCAAGTACATATGCCAGGCCAGGCGTTTTAACCGTCGCGCTATTGAATTCACGACATTTCCGACAGATATTTTCGTAATGCCAGGCAGTTACATTTACGTTGAAACCAGCAATAACCAGTGGGACGGCATCTACACCGGACGTATTGAAGCTGGTGGAGCGCTTAACGCACCATTGCAAGGGATTCCAGATGGCGTCTACAACGTGTTGACCTACGGCAGCAGCGATGGCACCCGGTCATTTAACGCCGTCACCGTGACCGCCAATGCGGCTACTGCACTGGCCTCCCGTGTTGGCAATTTGTTTGTGCTCGGCCAAGCGGTTCGATCCAAGCGCGTGTTCCGCGTAACTGAGGTCACGATGGAAGAGGAAGGTGAAACCACCGTTCGCGCCACGGAACACCCTTGCGACATCAATGGACAGTCCTATATTGCCGAAGGACTGAATACCTACGTGCCGGGGCTGTTTACTGTGGACGGAAACCCGGAGTAGAATCCAAATAAATGGCTAGGCGGTAGAGATGGGCTTTTACACTGGACGCAGCGGCAAGCTGTACATCACGCCAGTTCTCACCACCGGCCCCGCGCCATCCGAAAGCCAGTCCGTGCTGAAAATCCGCGACTGGTCCATTGATACCACCCTCGAACTGCTGGAAACAACCACCATCGACAGTGCGGTCAAGTCGTACACCCCTGGCATGGTCAGCTCGACTGGTTCCGCCACCGTGATGTACTACCGTAGAGAATCCGGCGACGTTGGCGTTCAATTCGAGCAACTGCTCAATAAAGTCATGAAGACCAGTGCTACTGGCGTCACCGAGGCAGATCGCGTTGGCATGGTGCTTCGCGCTGGAACGCAACCCGGCACTGGTGTTGACATCAAAGACGATATTGCATTTAACGCTTACATTACAAGCGCCGGAATCACTGTAGGCACCGGAGAACTTAGCAGCGTATCGCTGCAATTTACAATTGACGGTCCATTCGTGGAACTTGTTGACGCATGACGTATTTTCTCGGCAACCTTGGCAATGTTCGGCTTCGCCGCAACAATGAAGTAGCTTTATCGGCACTGGTTAAAGATGCCGATGTAACCGTTACGTTGAATCGGGTTGGCTTTGAAGACGCGACTGACAACCTACTCACTGGAGATAAAGTCACCATCAGCACCACCGACCCGCGTGGGCTGCTGTTTTTTACCGTAGGTAGCTGGGTTGATGGTGAAGGCGTGGAGCAACGCAGCTTCTCGGCTTTTATAAATGTCAATGCTGCTGGCGGACTGCGGTTTTTTCCTACGTTTGCTGATGCAGTAAACAATAACCGCGCCGTTGAATACCAAACAAAATCATTCACAGGCGCCCCGATACCAATTAAATTAGTGGTGCGGGATCTCTCGGAAAATGTACTGGGAGACGTAACTAGCTACAGTTTTAACACTGACCGAGAGGGGCTAGACGCAACCACGCTAAACGACAAGTTCAGGCGGATGTACTCGGCAGGTTTGATTAGCGGCGGTGGATCGATTGACTGTATTTTTAACACCCAAACATCGGGCGTAAAAGAAACACCGCTGCTGATGTTGCAGCTTATTCATCGCGTTGATATCGGAAGCGAATTTGATTGTTTGTTGTCTATTACAGATTCTCAAAACGACTCGGGATTGTCGGCATCAGACAATATTTATTACGAGTTCACCGCAATGGTGACACGTTCAGGACTGGAACTATCCGCCACTGAACTGATTTCGTGCAGTATTGACTTTGTTACCACCGGCGAGATCAAGCTATTGGTGGGCAGACCGTCCGGCTATATACTGAAAGAAGACGACGATCGGATTGCCCTCAACCAAAACAGCTTGGATTTCTTGCTGACCGAGGTTGAGGATTAGAATGCACCCAAGGAGCTTGTAACCCGTGGCCGACCAACGCATTACGCAGCTAACGAAGCTGAGCGAGGCTGATGTAGCAGCCAATGACGTGCTGGCCATCGTTGATGTCGGCTCCAGCATCACCAAAAAAGTAGAGGCCAAGGACCTGTTCCAGGCTGGCGCGGCATTGGCCGACAGCGCCAGCATTGACCTGATCAAGCTCGATCAAAGTAGTACAACAAAGCTAGGTACAACGTCGCTGGCAGATAATGCTGTAACTGCCGCCAAACTGGCCAATGACAGCTCCATTGCATATGAGTCGGTAGCACCGTCGACCGATAATTTTCAAGGGCGGGGTTACGTCAACCTGAGCAGCAAAAACCTGCAGGTCTGGGATGGCAGCGCGTTTCAGCAGGTGGTGGCGCCAACGGCGGGCATTGCCGACATGGCTGTTACGACTGCCAAACTTGACGATGGCGCCGTAACGACAGCAAAAGTAACAGCACTTGGCACTGCTGCCTATGCCGATAGCAGCGTTACAGAAGCCAAAATTGCATCTAGCGCCGTAACCAACGGCAAGATTGCCGATGGTGCAATTACAACTGCCAAGGTAAACGCTGCTGGGCTCGGCGCCGCTGCTATTGCTTCAAGCGCCGTTACCACCGCCAAGGTCCAGGATGGCGCGATTACAGCAGCAAAGCTGGCTGACGATAGTGTTGCAATTGTCCAAGCTGGCACGCCTACAGGCAGCGGAGCATTTGAAGGCCAGCAATGGTTCGACACTAATACAAGTGTTCAATATGTATGGGATAGCACGTCTTGGGTCAGGCAAGCGGCAATCAATGTTATCAATTTTACAGATAGCACGCCACTTGCATTTGCTGTTGCATACCCGAACGATTACACGGCAGATATTACAACAACCCTAGAAACGCAAGTTGCTAACCGCGCATTTCTTGGCCCCGCTACTGGTGCTGACGCTGCACCAACATTTCGCGCCATTGTTCCTGCTGACTTGCCCGATGCCACTGCATCAACCAAGGGCGTTATCCAACCCGGCACTGGCCTAGCTGTCAATGCTGGCACGCTAAATCACAGCAATAGCGTTGATGCAGGTGTTTACACCAAGGTCACGGTAGATGCACAAGGACATGTAAGCAGTGGTGCGTTGCTGCAAGCAGCCGATGTGCCCAATCTGGATGCCGCCAAGATTACTAGCGGTGGATTGCCTACTGCTCGACTGGCTGATAACGCCGTCACCATCGACAAGCTGGCTGATTACAGCACGGCATCCTTGGGAGAAACTTTCCCCGCACCTGCCTTCATTGGGCAACTTCACCTCAACCCACTAGACAAGTCATTCTTTATGTGGGATGGCAACGTCTGGGTGCCAATCGGCATTTCGGCAGGTCAAATTATTTTCGCTGGTACATTTGATGCCAGCACTCCAGCGGGAACGGGCAAAGTTGCAAGCGTCACGCCTGAGGGGGCGGCAGCCGGCTTTACGGCTAATGCAGCATTGCCTGCTTGTAGCGCAGCCAATAATCAGTATTACTTTGTTGTTAGCGAAGGCGGAACGATTACCAGCGGCAATGCACCAAACGTAACACTTGCGCCGCCTGATCTTATCCTTTCGGTTTTCAATGCTTCCAGCCCTGCATGGGTTGAGATTGATGTATCCGCAGGCGCTGGTTCTGTGGCTGCCTCGCAAGTTAGTTTTACTCCTGCTGGAGCGATTGGCGCTACTAGCGTCCAAGCTGCAATAGAAGAAGTTAGCAGTGAATGCCGAGACGCAAGTAATCTGACCAGCGGCACTTTGGCTGTTGCGCGTGGCGGCACCAACATTGCCAGCTATACCAAAGGCGATATTATTGCCGCCAGCGCAACTACTACGCTCAACAAACTCGGCGTTGGCACTAACGGCCAAGTGCTGACAGCCGATAGCGTTGAGACCACTGGCCTTAAGTGGACTACGCCAACAACTGGTACGGTAACAAGCGTCAGCAGTTCCACGGCTGCGCTAACCGTTGCGACTGCTACCAGTACGCCTGCGCTGACCCTGCGCTCCGCTACAACTAGCGCCAACGGCATCGTTCAACTTAGCGACAGCACCAGCACTACCAGCAGCACCTTGGCTGCCACGCCTACAGCGGTCAAGGCTGCCTACGACCTAGCCGCTGCAGCACTGCCCGCAGCAGGCGGCACTATTACAGGCGACATCACGCTGGCTTCAAACATCGGCATCCAGTTTGAAGGCGCCACAGATGATGCAAACGAAGTACGTCTTATTGCCGCTGATGCGACTGCAGATCGCACTATTACGCTGCCAAATGTAACCGGCACTGTAATTACTAGTGGAGATACCGGTACTGTTACCAGTACCATGATCGCCGATGGAACAATCGTCAATGGCGACATCAATGCATCTGCCGCAATCGTAGATACTAAACTTGCCACTATTGCAACTGCCGGCAAAGTAAGCAATTCGGCCACCACCGCGACTAGCGCCAATACTGCAAATGCCATTGTTGCCCGTGATGCAAGCGGCAACTTTACGGCTGGCACAATTACCGGCACCACCACTAACTGTTCTAGGAGCGTACTGGCCGGAAATGGCATCACCGGAGGTGGCGCACTTTCCGCCGATGTAACACTGACTCTCGGCACGCCTGGAAGCCTTACCGGCATTACTGCAAATGCCGTTACAACTACCAGTCACACACACGCCATCACGGTAGACCTAGGCGTAACTGGCGGCACAACAGCAGGCCCCATTATTACTAGCTCAGCAGGAACTGATGCCACCATTCCATCAGCCAGTGGGAGCGCATCGGGCATTGTCACTACCGGCGCTCAAACTTTTGCAGGTGTTAAAACATTTAGCTCCACCATCACTGGTTCGATTACCGGTAACGCCGCAACTGTCACCACTAACGCCAATCTTACTGGAGACGTTACTTCCGTCGGCAACGCAACCTCTATTGCCGCTGGCGTTATCGTCAACGCCGACATCAACGCCTCTGCTGGTATTGTCGATACCAAGCTCGCCACTATTGCTACTGCTGGCAAGGTAAGCAACTCCGCTACTACCGCAACTAGCGCCAATACTGCTTCAGCTATTGTTGCCCGTGATGCCAGCGGCAACTTCACCGCTGGAACCATTACTGCAAACTTGGGCGGCACACCTACCGCTCCAACTGCTGCCGCTGGAACATCGACTACGCAAATTGCCACGACAGCTTTTGTAGACACAGCCGTAGCAGCAGGCGGAGCGCCTGGCGCGATAATTTTCTTTGCTCGAAACACTGCGCCAACCGGCTGGTTAAAAGCTAATGGCGCTGTCATTTCACGCACTACCTACGCAGACCTATTTGCCGCTATCGGTACAACATTCGGCGTCGGTGACGGTAGCACTACTTTTGGAATACCAGATTTACGAGGGGAATTTCCTAGAGGATGGGACGACAGCCGTGGAATCGACAGTGGCCGCGCTTTTGGTTCCGCGCAAGCAGACGCATTTGAGAGTCACACGCACACGATGCGCAACACAGCCGCTGACAACTTGAACACCGGAACATTTATCAAAACCATCGATTACATTACAAATACGGGGACCTCATCAACTACTGGCGCGACAGGCGACACTGAAACTCGTCCTCGCAACATTGCCCTTCTGGCCTGCATTAAATTCTGATCATGAAAATTTATCACTACCACCCTGATTCCGGCGTTTACACCGGCAACGGCACCGCTGACGAAAGTCCACTGGAACCAGGCAAATGGCTGATTCCCGCCTACGCGACGAAAGTAAAGCCACCGGCTACCAAAAACGGCCAAGAAGCCGCATGGGCAGGCGGCGAATGGGTGGTGCGAGCGCGCCCGGCATCCGAGTCGCGGGCTATTCCTGAACCCGAGGATGCATCCAGTCCTAGCTATATCGCTTTCTGGGATGCGCTGATTGCCAGCAGTGCCTACAGCTCCATCCGTGCGCAAGCCATGGAAAGTTTGCCGTTGAATACGCTTGCCACCGAGTTCATCGCACTGTTGGGCGACGCCAAAGCAGGTCGCGTTAATACGGCTGCCCTGCAAGCCAGCATTACCGCCATTCTTAGCACTGGTACGTTTGATGCTGATGCATTGGAAGGATTCCAAGCAGCGTTAGACGCGGGTAACATCACAGGATTGCTACTTGAGGTTGAGGCTGATGGCGGTCAAGAGTAAAGTTGGCACGGGCCGCATCGAACACCGACCCGGCCCACCCAAAACCACCAGCATCGGCCAAGGCCAAAACTCTAGGCCTCGTCGCCGGGGCCGCAAAAAAACCCGTGGGCAAGGTCGTTAAACTGCAAAGGTAGCCCATTGCGCCATGATTGAAGTTTTAGCCGCCGTAGCTGGCGCCTCAATCAGCGTTGCCGCGATGGGTGCTATGGGCTTCAGTCGTAGGAACGACGAGGCTCGTGATGCTGTCATCCGTTTGACCTCTGCGGTGGAGCACATCGCTACCCAATTAGAAGTGCTGCATACCGACATCAAAGATGACCGCCGCGAGACGTTTCAGCGGCTAAACACCGTCGAGCAGCGCGTGAGTAAGCTAGAGGCACATCCGCACGGTTGACCGTGGAATTTCTGTCGCATCCTGCCTTTTGGATTGTTCTTGCCGCCGTCTCTGAGCTGATCGGCATCAGCCCGCTCAAGAGCAACAGCATCATCCAACTGGTGCTGCAGGCCCTGTACGCCATCAAGCCGGGAAAGCGCTGACGCCCAGCGCACCGGTACTGACATTATTCAGCACCAAGCCGCGTAACGCTGAGGCACAGCAGCTCATCAATGAGCACAAAACCTTGGCGTCTATCGACCAACAGGTGGACGCTTGGCACGAAGCGCAGCCAGGACCGCCCGCACCGATTATTGTTGAGCATCCCATTGACGAAACCGTGCAAACAGGCGAAAGCCAGTTGCTTGGTGGGGCAATGAGCATCCATGCACCATGGAAACGTGACTAAAACACCCGTCAAACTCAGCGATTTGTTTCGCTATTACAAGCATGGCACGCCACATCAAATGGCGGCCATCGTTGAATTGGA